AGCAAATATTCACTCATTCATTCCTCACCAATCAGTTCAATATCACTATCAGTTTCAATCCACAACTTAGCACCGCAAGGTCGTGGACTATCTGGACGATAAACCATTCTAGATGGTCCTTTAATATCTACCTCCATACAATAACGAACATCCTTACCACTTTGAACACGACAAACAGGTTTGTTTTCACCTCTTCTTGCGTTTTGTTGGATGATGTTTCTGTTTATATGAATAATATATTTCACTAAGATGCCGTGTTTTCCATAACTGCGGTATAAAACTCTTCAAAGTCTGTATTCTCTTGAACCTCATCCTTGAAGTTCGCCTTGAAATAGGCCCGAGCCATACGCTTGAATAGTTTCTTATCTAGACCTAACTGACCACAGATTACATCGGTGGTTTCCTTCTGTAGTTCACGCTCGGCACCTTGACGGGTCATGGAGTCATTCATTTCCATGACTGCCTTGCGGAGTTGCTTACGTTCACCTTCATTCAAACCCTGAACCGAACGTTGCTGCTGATTATGTCCAATACCTGCCATTAGTCCACCTCTATTACTGATCCAGGGTTAACACAAACAAAATTGGATGTTGGAACACCTCCAGCATCCCTACATCTATCTTTCCATGATGCTTCTTGAAAACTATTCCATGAGATAAAAGAAAGAAACATAAAAAGCACAACATAGAAAACCAAATCAAGGATTTGTAATGTTCTCATTACTTTGTCTCCAGAGCAATGAAGTAGGTAAGGGTCTTTTTCACATTCACAAACTTGGCAAATGCGTTCTTCTGAACCTCTACATTGTAATCATCTGGAAGCAACTTGAGGTTATCTGTCTTGAATGTTGCGGTGAAATCACCACCAGCATAATCACCAATCTTTAACGAACCATGATTGGAAGTATCATTCGCCTTCTCATGAATCTTTAGGCGGAGTTCTCCGTCTTTACCAACAACCGTTAGGTTTGGTAGAGAGTTCATGGTCGCAACCTTGAGTAGTTTCTGTAAGGTTGCATTAGGTAGTGCAAAGGACACATCCACGTTCTTTAGAACCAACTCTTTCTCAGGCGGTGAAATGATTAGATTAGGTGAACAAGCATGATAGGTTAACGCCAAGTCACCATCATCCAATGTTACCGACTCACTCGCAAAGAATAGTTCAGGACTCTTTAGAGTTGTAACATTACCAAGGAACTGATTTAGGTCATAGATACCAAACTTGGAAGGAATGTCATCTTCAAGAATTGCCTCAACAAGAATGGACTTTTCAGGTGAGATTGTTTTCTGAACCTTACCTGTATTAAGAACAACACCGCTATTGATAGAAGAGAAGTTCTTTAGGACGGACAAGGTATTCTCAGATAATTTCATAATATACTCCTCATATTGTCAAACTATAATATATACTAACATCTTTTTCATTTTGTGTCAAGATGATTTTTATGTTTTCTTTCAATTCATCTTTTGTTCCTTCATTATGAATAACAAAATCTGAGATATAATCATTCCATGCCGTCTCTGATACATGGAGATTTGCTAACTGTTCCGGTGTTGGGTCATCACCACGTTTCACACGGATAATCTTACCGCCGGCACTCCGAATAAAATCGATTTCATTTGGGAAACGGCAGTCCGCTATAACCACATCATCATATCCTTGAATACGTTTTTCTAAAGCTGCAATCCAGATGTTATCTGCGATTCCGTGCCTACAGGCCTCCGTACCAAATTTTTGGAGAATAAGACGAGGAGTTACCTCATAACCGAGTTTGTTAGACCACCAAACATCTACACGTTCACGGAAGGCCCGTGAAGCATTACTATCACCTTCTAAAAGGCCACGAGGCCACAGGAAGATACCTGCAACCGCATCCTTTAGAGCATCAGCAAAGGCAAACTTATGATATTGGTGGTTGCGGACTAGAAGGTCCGCAACCGTGCCCTTGCCTGATCCGATATAACCGACCAGGCCAATTATCATCGTAGATTACCACTCAATGCTGCTACTGCTGGAAGGTCACCTTGGAACCCGTAGGTACCAACGTGTGTGGTTTTCATCCAAGGCATCAACCAAATATTATAACCAATTGCCCTGGCATTTTGACAGAACATATAATCCTCTGATAGATATCGGTGAGATTGTGGATCAATAACGGTATCAAAGTATGCGTGAATCATTCTTGAACCATCAAAGTTTGCCTGACCAACATGGTCTGGTTTATAGTTAAGATGTGGATACTCTTCTTTATACTTGTCAAAAACTTCTTTCTTAATCATCATAAAACCAGTACCAATTTCCATAACCTCTACTGGATCAGTTACCTTAAATGACTTGGTACCTGGAACAGGATTAAACACAAAGTCGCCTGTAACCTGGTCTAGGTCACCTGGATTAAACTTATCATTCTTGGCATTTCTCTTAACAGCATTGACAATGTTAGACCAGTTAATGGACTTCTTTGGATAGGGTCCACCTGAAATATCATAATCAAGTGCTAGTAATGCCAAAACATCCTGTGGATTAAACTGGATATCAGCATCGATGAATAGTAGATGGGTGCATCCTGACCGCAAAAATTCATCAACAAGATAATTGCGGGCTCGGGTGATAAGTGATTCATTAAAGATGAATGAGAAGCGGCACTCAATACCATATTGAATACAGGTAGCTTGGAGGTCTAGGCAGGCCTTGGCATAAAGACCTAAACACTGGCCACCATAACACGGCGTGGCCACAAATAACTTTTTTTGTCTTAACAATTCACTTGAAATCTTGATTTCCATATTCTTCTCCATAAAAAAAGAGGCTGGTGCCTATACAAATATATAGGCGCCGGCCTCTCTATTGCTAATCTAGAATAAGATTAGTCGGCAAGACGATAAAATGCCGTGCGCTTACCATCAACCTTACGGTAGTTGGTGTAGATGTTATAAAACTCACGAAGGTCATAAACACGCTTTGAAACAGTCTCATAAGGAACACGAGCCATGCGGGCAATTGAAGATGCCGTGATACCTGGGCCAGTATTGTGACGGAGTAGAACGTTCTCAATCTTTTCAATCTGGGTCTTACGTGGTGTAGCCATAGTATATACTTCCTTTTTCATAGTTTAAAATTATCGTCGTTGGAGCGGAGAGTATGGAGTCGAACCACACATTCCGAGGATGGAACCTCGGGTCATACCTTTAGACCACCTCCGCATATTCCCTATAGATATAACCGACGATAGATGTTATTATATCAGGGAATTGGTATGCTGTCAAGCTTTATTTTTAGAAAGCAGATTCCATACCCTTTGAAGCATCTTCGGCACTCGCCGATTCCGCCACAGGAGTTTCAATAGCATCTTCATCAACTTTCTTGTATAGTTCAAGGAAGGCAGTTTTAGTATCAACATCAAAACGGTTAAGGCACAATTCAATTGCCTTTACTTTGTTCTGATTAAAGATAGCATATGCCTCACAGATATGGACAAGGCGACGGGTTGAGATAATCTCGGATAAAGCACCTTCAAAGAAGGACTGGCGAATAACATCCGCCCACTTTACAAGTTTATCAACAAACTCGGAAGCATTGATACCTGATGCCTGTAATACATTGTTAAGGATTTTAGTTTCAACCTTAGCAGCAGGATATTCCTGTTCCATTGTAATACTGAAACGCTCAAGGAACGCCTCATTCATAACATTGGTACCGATAAAACGGCCATCATCCGAACCTTTGCCTTTAGTATTGGCAGTGGCGATAACGGTGAAACCTTTTTCAGGTTGAACAACTTTACCAACCTTCTTTAGGAAGACTGACTTGCCTTCGAGGACTGGTTGGAGGCACATAAGTTTATTTGAACCAAGGTCAACCTCGTCCAATAGTAATACGGCACCACGAGACATAGCAGTAATAACAGGGCCATCCTGCCAGACTGTTTCACCATTAACAAGGCGGAAACCACCGATAAGGTCATCTTCATCAGTTTCAATTGTAATATTAACACGGACCATTTCTCGTTTTTCGGAGGCACAGATTTGTTCTACCATCATAGTCTTACCATTACCAGAAAGGCCGGTGATATATGTTGGATAGAACTTTTTGGATTTGATAATAGAACGGACATCGGCAAAATGACCGAACGGAACATAACCAATGGCCTTTTCAGGAACTAAAGAGACTTGCGAGTGAGAGGAAACCGATGATTGAACCATAGCAACGGCAGTAGCAGGGATAACAGGTGCTTTAGTCGCAACAGTAGCAGATTTTGCCACATTAATAATTTTAGGTTCAACTTTTGGAAGGTCGGCACCATGTTCAGGAAGAGCATAGATACCACGGCCAAGTTTGCGGGATACATCATTAAGTATCCAGTTAGGTTTATCAAGACCATACTTGTCACAGATTTCAAGAACCTGCGGACGGGTGATTGAACGAATAGCACCGAACTCAAAACGGATTTTGTCGAGGAACTCGGCGCGGTCAATCTTCTTAGCCATTACAATCTTTCCTTTCTGATTTCTCATTATATATGGATTATAGCACAAGGAATGGAGGGTGTCAACCACCCTCCTAACCTACTGATTTAAGCAACTTTTCTTGTTGACATACCAGCAACTTTCTCAATAAACTGCCTCAAAAGGACACGGTTAACGACCTTTTTGGAAGCAAACTTGGAGAAGGCCTTCGCCAACTGTTTATTCGTTTTAGTTTTTTCGGTGATTTCCAGTTCAACCTTATCATCTTTCATGGCATCACAGTTAATGTAATAATATTCATCATAACCTTCGGATGTAACAGCAAAGAACTTATTATCATTCCAGAACTTTTTAACCTTTGACATATATTCGGCACTCCCGTTACGGAGACCTAAGCGACTGGAAAGATAACGGAACCCAGAGTTAAACAGGAAGAAACCTACAAGATTAGATTGCGTCTTATCTTTAAGGATTTTCAATAGAGTAGGAGTAATACTTTGACCCCAATTATAGAAATCCAACTCATATGTTTTACCAGTTTCGGGGTCATTATAAAAGTGTTTGTCTTTATAAGATTTACGACCGGCAGGGTTCACATCATTTTCTAAAACTGAACCGATACCATTACCTTCACCGTCGGTCAGGAAGATGGTATTGACAATTTCAAGTTTATTCTTGCGTTGGAACTCTTTAACCATATGAGGAGCAATAATGATTGCCTCATTAAGAGGTGTACCACCCATACCATCAGATGAAATATTACCACCCATACCTATTGACCACAATACGGATGCGGCGAAGTTGAACTCTTCGGTTTTCATTCGGGAGGAGATAAAGTTCCGAAGAACAACATTACCGAATCTCAACACATTATTTTGACCGATAGCAGTAAAAGGATTATCAGTACCAGAATCTTTGAAAGCATAGACCTCGAAAGGAACTTGGATTTGCTTACAGAAAAGGCACAGCGACAACAATTGTTTAACCGTGTCTTTTAATCCATAATTCATTGAACCAGACCAATCAAGAAACATAATGAAACCGTGGTTCTTACCTTGAGGTATGGTGGTAATACGGCGGAAGATATCATCATTAAACTTGTAGGTATGGAGTTTGTTAGTATCAATCACACCAGTCTTGGCAACTTGGGTGCGACTATACATTTCCGCAGCCTTGCGCTGTTCAAACTCTTTGACCATAAAGGAGATACTATCTTTTTCCTTCATACGCCATTGTGTAAACTGTTTGCGGGCTATTTCTAATTGGTCTTTTGTTACACCATTCCAGTTAGGTTTATCAATAGAGTTTTTCCAGTCCTCAAGGACAACCTTATAGTCGTTTACTGCCTTGTCCCAATTGATTTTAGGCATATTAACATAAACATAGGTGTTGTTTTCATCCTTAACAAGGGATTGGATTTTTTCCTGCCAGGCGGCATCAGTCTTGGACTCTGGTGCTATCTCATCATCATGGGAAGGAGAACCTTCTAGGCCAGCAGCCGCAGAGTTATCACCTTCGGATTTTAAATTACCTTGTCCTTGTTCACCATCGGACTTGCTGTCCTCTTCATCACCTTCACCTTGACCGTCTTGGCCTTCATCGTTTCCATCTTCCATTTCATCAGTAACATCACCGTCACCATCATTATCGGAATCATATTCATCATAATACTCTTCTTCTTCGCCTTCATAAAGGTCGTTTTCCATTGTCTGCTGTTTTTCTAACTCTTCCTTACAGAAGCGATAGATTTCTTCCGTTAGTGTAACGGTTTCAGGGAATGTTTCTAGGCTTTCAATACGACGCAGGAAAACCTTTTCTGCGGGAGAGAACTCAAGGTTAAGGTGAATAGAACCGCCCTTGAAATAAAGGTTAACACGGTCAATAAAGGTCATGGAATTAACATCCCGTTTAGCCGTGCCAAAGAAGTCACGGTCCATTAACTCTTTATAACCGATTAGATAGTTTTTACGGAGGCCAGGGTAACGGCGTTTTTGGCGTTTATCTATACGGGCGTCCTCAATAACATTAAGGAAACCGCCGACGGTTGATTGTAACCGCTTTGATAGTTTTTCATCACCGAAAACATTTTTTGTAATAGTTTCAATTGCTTCTTTATACTCACCGACAGGAGTATCCAAAGCATGGCCAGTCTCATGGCCAAGGAGAAGGTCCTCAAGGTCTTTAGAAACATTTGCCCAAATAGGCATCATAAGGACACGGTTCTTGAGGTCAAACATTGCCGTTTTAATACCGGGTGTTTGTTGAACCGTAATATTTTCCGTAGCCAGCAGTTTAGCTAGTAGAGACTGTGATTCCGTTTTCATTGATAACCTTTCTCGATTTTCAGTATTATAGCAAATCGAAACTGGTTTGTCAAGTCCAAATGGAATCAGTAGGTTAGCGGTCTAGTCGATTGTAAACCCAGGCGGTAGTGAATATTAGAATGTAAACAACCGCTACGGTAAGGAATATTTCCAATATTTCCTGTTTAAATTCTAATCCATCAAAGTTAAAGTATGTTGGTGTATATTTCATGCCTTTTTCACTCTCTTATTAAAGATTGCACCGGCTAAATGGGCAATGCACTCATCAATATTTCTCAACACCAAATGCAAATGATTACATAAGGTACTTGCAACGATGTAATACATTTCCAACTTTGTTATATATCTTACATAGATATCATCATCATGTCTAAGTAATCCTAATTGTCTTATTTTCTTTGCGGCACTATGTCCTTCATCATCTCTCGACATGTCGGCCAATTCTTTTACAAATCTATATATTCTGTAACGCAGGCCTCCTTCTTCTGAATTTGATTCTCCAGCATATACACAAATATATTGATTGAAACTATCCTTATAATATATCAGATAATTTCCTGCAACTTGAGGAATTTCATCTAAACCCACACTTAGAGAAACTCCTTTCTCTGTTTTTTCACCCGTAACTCTTATGAGTTCTTTTCTTTCCAAAGAAATATAAACCTCTTTAGCAAGATCAAATTCACTTAGTTTTATACTACCGTCAAAAAGATCATAGTGTGCCATTTTATCTCCCAACCTGGCCCAGATATTTGTCTTTAGTTTGTTGCCAATCCATATAGATTAGGTCATCATAGAAAAGAGTTTCCTTAGAAACACGGTCTTGTTCAACTAAGGACTTGATCCGTTTTGCTGCATACTTGTCTTTCCATAGACCAACCAGTGCATCATAACTGGAATCAAATGCTTTGGCAAGTTTATCTTCGGTAATTTCCTTACGTAGGAATTCATTTGTGTTTGTGTATAAAGGACTGAAATAGATACCACGGGCGTGCTCGGATCTAATCAACTCTTTAGGAACATTTAACTGAGAATACATAAATGTATAGGATCGGTTCTTGTGGTCTCTTTTGTAAGGCATACCGTCAAGGTTCTTTGCAACATACCACTCAAAGTATTTCCTTGTATGGTTCTTCTTCAACCAATCAAGCATTAATTTTACAGTAGGTTTTCTTGCTTCATAAGAGACAGAGCCTGATGTGAAGCCCATTTTCTTCCAATGTTGTAGGCGATCATACTGCGATAACTGGTTAGTTTTAGACTTACCATATAATGATGTAGTAGTAACGCCAATGAGTGTATCACCATATTGTTTTTTCCAATCTTGTTGTACCTTATCACAAAGACAAAGTAATGCTAAAAGTTTACCGCCTGTATAATTATAACCAAGAGGTTGTAAAGGCACAATAGTAGAACCAATGGCCGTGTGATTAATCATACCTTGATTAGTCTTTACCTCACGGGACCAACCAATATGGTTATCTCTTGGTGTAAGATCAAGAAAGTCCGATGAAATGCAAATAACACCAAGATATTTACCTGTAACATCATCCTGCACAATATAAGATAAATTACGGCCGATGTTGGAGTTGTTCTTCATAGTTGAGGTAAAGTTACGAATAGTGTTCCAAGTGTCTTGCATATCAAACTCAGGAGTATATACAAGGACTGGTTTCAGTTTCGCATAGTCCATTGGATCATTAGGAATCCAGATGTTATCTTTAATCTTATTGATTGCAAGTTCCTGTTCACCATCTTGTAAACAGGTACCGAATAGAGCTTCATGTGTAGGATACTTGATATGAATTTCAAGCCACTTTTGATAGAGAGTATATTCCTCTACAGTCATTGCGGAAACATTTGTAAGGTCCTCAACGACGGCCTTTTTTAGTTGGTCATCATTAAGGGCCTCTGGTGCTACAAATGTTTCTTGAAACTGATCCCACTGGCGTTCAACATCTTTTAGTTCATCTTCACTTTTTGCCAATCACTTAACTCCATTATCAGGTAAAGGCAGTGGTGCCTTTTCTTTCTCCAATTCGCCTATAGTTGTAGTGAGGTAATATTCTTCACTTTTCAACCATACATAATTACTATCAATCGCCATAACTTGGAACTTTTGATACATATGTTTATGGTAGTAGAAGTCGCCGACATTTACTTCCATCGTTCTTTAATCTCTTTTACACGGTCTCTAAGGTATTCTTCAACTATAGGTGTTATATTATCATTATTTTTGCGGACTGTCAAGCTATTAATTTCTGTTTGAAAGGCAGTCATCAATATGTAATCTTGGGAATAACTATGTGTTTTATATGGATCAGTTTTTGCCATACTGCTTACTCCAGATATAGTTGTTAGCATTGACGAATAAACGGGCCACGCAATTCATAAATCTACTATTCCAGAACCAGTGATTATATCTCATAGAATAACTCCTTTATCGATTAGACCAGCAACATAGATAAAGGATATCACTAACTGGATTACTATTAGTGAGGGCTTACGCCACATTAGAGAAACTACTAACCACCCTAGATTGCCTGCCAATGAAAGGAAGACATTCATAGGATAGATGTTTAAAGATGTTAGAGCAGCACCTGCCAACAGAATGAAGGTAGAAACCCACTCAAAGAAAAATTCAATTTGTTTCGAGGTTAACATTCACATCACCCATTTGCAAAAGGCCAGTCCAAAGATTATCTAGATTATATGTCTGATAACCATACTGTGTATTATATACAATAGTAATCACTTATCCATCTCCTTACGAAAGTCAAAGTTTTCATCTAGTAAACTATCTTGTGCCTGTTCAACAAGTTTATCCAATCTTTCAGCAAGTAATTGTAAAGATAGTTGTGCTATGGCATCCTGTATGATAGTGTTAATTGTTTGACCTTGTTCTAATCCTAATTCTTCCATAATTTGAGGAGCAACGGCCATTCGTTCATATTGTCCGCCATTAGACATCATCCAAACAAATGGAGTTTCGCCTCGGTCCATCATTCGTTCGGATTCAGCCAATGTTCGGATCATTTCCTTATTGAACATAGATTTTCCTTTCGACGGTCTATATCATAGACTATCAGGTCTCTTTTGTCAAGCTACTAAAGTTTTTCACCTTTTCAAAACGAAGAGTCCTTTGGAATCTTTCGGTCATAGTTTCCTTATGAGAAATGACAAAGACATTGGAATCTTTACCCAGGTCATCCCACATAATCTTCATAAACTCGTCAATGCCAGTATTGTCCATAGCACGGTCAAGGATTTCATCAAACACAATAATGTTAACATTTACGGAGTTCTTTAGTTTGGCAATTTGTCTCCATGTCAGTAGAATGGCCAAATCAATTCGCAACTTCTCACCTTCGGAGAAATTGTGATAGGAGAACTCGTCTCTGTATCTAGACTTGATAGATTCTTCAAAGGATTCATTGATGTTAAAGTTAACAAAGAAACCCAGTTTGGCCAGGTATTTGTTGATATGCTTATTGATGATAGGTAGATATTGTTTAATAATCTTGGTCTTAATGCCACCGTCTTTAAGAAGAGTTGTTGCCAAATCCACATATTGTCTTTCATCTAGAAGGGCCTTCTTTTCTTCTTCGAGGGTGGAAATATCATATTGGACGGTTTCAAGTTGTCGTTCGCTATCTTGTGTTGTCTTGTCTGATCCTGCGAAGGTCTCAATCTGACCCACAATTTGTTTAAGATTATTAGAGATATTGTTATAGGTAGAATTAGCAGATGAAAGATCCATTTTAATTTGGTTGATCTCTCGGAGGACAGCATCTATTTTCTCTATCTCGGCTAGAACTGAGTCTATCTGTTCGGAAACCTTATTTAGTCCATCATCAATTTCTGTAATCTTCTTTTCGTTAGAATTGATTGTTTCTTTTTTGAATGATTCTTCAATGCTCTGACGGCAAGTGGGACAAGTATCATTCGTCTCAAAAAACGAGTTATCTTTTTGAATACGCTCAATATTACCTTCCATTTTGGCCTTGAAACCAATTAGTTTGGAATGCTTAGACTTTAATGGTGTAAGGTCAATACCATTCTCTAAAATTTTATCTCTTTGATTCTCTAACTGGGAAATTGTTGATTTTTCGGAAACTAAACTATCTTTTAGTTCCTGTTCTTTTTCTCTCAATTGAGAAAGTTTATCTTCATTATTTACTCTTAATGATGCTAAGGTAGTTTCAATGTAAGTTTTATTTTCTTCTTTGCTGGTAAGTGTAATTCTATTCTTCTCTAGGCCTTCACGGTTCAATTGTAATCGGTTCTTAACAACAGTAGACATAGCCGAGAAGATTTGGATATCTAAAAGATCCTCGATGATAGTTCTACGGTCATTGGGAGATAGTTGCATAAACGGAGTAAACGAGGCCGATCCTAGAATAACAATCTGTGTGAATGATTTAAAGTTCATCTTGAGAATGTGCTTCTCAAGGTAATCCTGGTAGTCCTTGGCGGCCGCATCTTGATTCACCATAACACTTTCACAAAAGATTTCAAAGATGTTCGGTTTTACACCACGAATAACTTTGTATCTCTTATTGGAAATAGTAAACTCAATCTGAACCTCGCAGTTCTTTTGGTTGATAGAGTTAACGACATTACCCTTGTTTACCTTACGAAAAGGTTTGCCGAATAGAGCAAAAGTTAATGCGTCGAGGAAGGTTGACTTCCCCGACCCATTGTGTCCCATAATAAGGGTATTCTTGTGTGTGTCTAGTTCTATCTCAGTAAAATTATTACCAGCAGATAAAAAGTTTTTCCACTTGACATAATGAAAAGTAATCATCAATAATCTCTTGTTGGCTTCTTTCCTTCTAACAAGTCCTTGAGTTCATTACCTGATAGAGTTTCATATTCTATCAGACTTTTTGCTATTGTGTCAAGATGTTTCTTTTCATCCGTCAAGATTTTCTTAGCAGTATCATATCCTTCTTCTACAAGTTTAAGGACTTCTTTATCTACCGTTTCTTGTGTTTTCTCCGAAATCTTAGGTGTATGAAACATATCAGCATTAGGTGTTGTATATGCCATTCTTCCTAACTTGGAGGAGAACCCATACTCGGTAACCATGGCACGGGCCAACTGGGTTGCTTGCTGAATATCACCAGAAGCACCAGAAGATACCTTGTCTTTACCAAAGATTAATTCCTCTGCTACACGACCACCCATTGCCATAGCAAGTTGAGCAATCATTTCTTCATAATGCATAGAGATACGGTCACGTTCTGGTAGAGACTGAACCATACCTAATGCACGACCACGAGGAATGATTGTTGCCTTATGAATAGGGGTGGATGCAGGCATACGCATAGAGACAAGGGCGTGACCTGCTTCGTGATAGGCAGTCATACTCTTTTCTTCTTCGGTCATCAATAGAGTTCGGCGCTCGGCACCCATGAGGATTTTATCTCGGGCATCTTCAAACTCCTTAGCAGTAACAATACGCTTTGAACGTCTTGCTGCTAGTAGTGCGGCCTCGTTTACAAGGTTCGCCAGGTCTGCTCCAGAGAACCCTGGTGTGCCCTTTGCAACTGTCTTGAGGTTGACATCAGGACCGATTGGAACCTTGCGAGAATGAACTTTAAGGATTTTCTCACGACCAACAAAGTCAGGATTAGGAACCTGAATCTGACGGTCAAAACGACCAGGACGTGTTAATGCAGCATCTAGAACATCCACACGGTTTGTAGCAGCAATAACAATGATACCTTCATTATCATTGAAACCGTCCATTTCAACCAGCATGGCGTTTAGTGTCTGGTCTCTTTCATCGTTACCTGAGATACCATTGGCACGGGAGCGACCAACGGCATCAATTTCGTCAATGAAGATAATGCATGGTGCGTTTTTCTTGGCCTGTTCAAACATGTCACGGACACGGGAAGCACCCACACCCACAAACATTTCAACAAAGTCTGAACCAGAGATAGAGAAGAATGGAACACCTGCTTCACCAGCAACGGCACGGGCAAGCAATGTCTTACCTGTGCCAGGTGGACCAACGAGTAGAACACCCTTTGGAATACGACCACCGAGACGTTCAAACTTACCGGGATCCTGTAGAAACTCTACAACCTCTTGTAGGTCTTCCTTTGCTTCATCAACACCAGCAACATCTTCAAATGTCTTTGTGCCTGTGGCCTCTGTTAGTAGTTTGGCCTTTGACTTACCAAATGCGGAGATACCACCAGGGCCGCCGGTACCTCTACGAGCAAAGTAAATCCAAACAGCAATAAAAATAAACATAGGGAAAGCATTAAGAAAGAGTGTGGTCCAGAAAGAATCCTCACCTTCTCCTTTAATCTCAATGTTAACATTATGTTCCTCTAACCGAGGTAATAGTGATGAAATGCCTGCAATAGTAGTTGTAAAAACCCTATTACTATCTCTAAAATGTCCTACAACATGTGAACCACTAATGATAACGTCATGAACGTTATTACGGTCAACCTGAGCAATAAAATCTGTAAAGTTGACATCCGCAACTGCCTTCTTTCCCTGGCCTTCCATCATAAAGATTGCAAGACCAATAGTAACGGCAATCAACAGCACCCAAGGGAAATATTTTTTCATATTCATAAACCTTCCTATACATATTATACTATTTAGACAGTTTCCACTTGAAGGGCCTCTTGATAAACATCAAGCATGAACTCTTTCATTTTATCATTATCTATTGGTAAAGTAAGACCGCCAATATACTTTCTCAATATAGTAGCGGTATCTTCCGCTTCATTAACTTCCGCTTCTTCTTCATTATCTAATAAAACCGTAGGGTCCTCAATAATAGTAATGTCAAGAGGCCCTGCCTTGTATATGCTATCAAACAACAAGTCAAAAGCATACGGATTACTTTTGTTAACAACAACCAGTTTAACATAAGTGTCAGCATATTTTGAAAAGTCAGTATTTTGTATCTTCTCAATGATATTAGGATTTGCAACATCATCATACTTGGCCAGTCTGAACATCCTATAAGGATTTCTTAAAAAGGTGGTTTGTCGTGATTCAGTATCCAATATACTAAATCCTCGAGGGTCGTCGTAATCAGACCAAGTATATTCAGCAAAGGCACCAATGTAAGAAACATTACCAATAGTAGAACGATGATGGTAATGTCCCGAGTATACCGCATCAAATTTATCAAATACATTTCTATCCATTCCGTGGTCTGAAATAGTGCCTCTATGCATTTGGAAACCATTCAATTCTAAATGGCCCATTAGTATTGGCGCTCTTGGTTTTGTTATTGCTTCAAATGCCTCTTCACGATTACTGTCGGTAATCCAAGGCATTATTTGGATATCCAACCCATCAATATTGATAATGCTAGGTACAGAATGAGTCCTAATATACCTATACTTTCCTGCGACAAGTTCATCTAAGGCATTAACCTCGTGTGTATCCTTGTAATATGAATCATGATTGCCTTGTATAATATGTGTCTCAACGCCTCGTTCCTCCAGAGGTTCAAGAAAATCCTCACGCAGTCTCTTGGCGGACATAAAATTCACATACTTACGGCGGTCATAGATATCACCAAGATGAACAACATGCTTAATGTTATGTTCATCAATGTAATCAAAGAACCACTTCCAGCATTTCTTCTGATACAACTGAAACGCTGGATTGTCATTTCTTACTCCGGCGTGTGTATCAGTCGGCATAGCAATCAACGCCATAATCTATCCTTTAGTTCAAGTAACAAACTCTTAGATACAGTATATACTAAAAAAATGACCTCGTCAATCTTCTTTGGTAATTTCATTATAGGTATCAATCTCTGATTGCCGAATCCATCCTAAGGTTTTCATCCGTTCAAAGATTTTTTCTTTATCTTTGCGATGTATAGGATATGGCTCTATAACCTTATCACAGAACCATTCAATCTGCTGGTCAACCTCTTTTACGATATCATCTAGATCCATTGGACTTACGGCGACCAAAGGTACTTGCCGTTCCCATTTCTGTATCATATTCATTAATCGCATTATCAATGGCCTTACGAATACCATCTAATCGCATACGGTAATTACCACGAATAGTTGGTCGTTCATTCTTGTTCTTTAGTGAGTCAATCACCATCTGAACTTGAAAAGGTACGTCAAACTCTTCCTTCATTGTTTTCACTCCTCGGTAAAATTTTCTAATCCTTGTTTGACCTGCTTGCGTTTCTCTTTCTTTTCCGCTTCTCGCTTTTCAAACTTTCCTATGAAGTCATTTAGGTTATCATACATTGCGGAGGAAATCAAGTGATTATCATCAGCATCAATCATCAAGGATGCATCTGAGGTATGTAGGACGGATTCTTGAAATTTTTTGTAAATAATATAACGATTTTTTTCTTCTTTTGAGATTCGTCTATGGAAGGCATAGTAGATGATTTGTGTAAAGTAGGCAAAAGGATTCTGACTAATCTCTGGATTGAAATTATCAAAGTATAGAAAGCAATTCTCTAAGGCATCGGAAACCAACTCATCACGGAATGAGTAGTTCATAAACCTAGGTTTGGTACTAAGTCTTTCAGCAATCAATAGAATACAAGATCCGATATACTCTGAGACCCGAGGTTTTTCTAGGCCGTTGTCTGCGGCCTTTTTACATTTGTCCTTATACTCAATAATCTCTGCTAAAAACTTTTGGTTATCTACATAGTGGTTGGGTTTCTTTGCCATAACAATCCTCTTATAGTTATTGGATACATTATATAATAAAAAAAAGTTATTGTCAATGGCGGATTTTTTCATTCCGGGGCTTGACAAGGTTCCAGTTTTGTGTGTATAATCTTGGAAAGAAAACCACCACCAATATTAACCAAAAGCAACCCGTCGAGCGTAGCGAGACAGTTGCGAAGCAACTACTTAACGAAACCTGGTTCGGTGAGCATTTTTAACTTTGTAATCTGCTTTGTAAGGATAGGACCACGATTTGGCCACTTAATGATAGGTTGGTCGGAATTCTTATTAAGGTTTTCAAGGAGAGGTAGATAAATCTTCCGAACGGCCTCTAGTCTTTTCTTAAGGTCTGTAATCTCGTCGGATGCTGGTGCGATGGCCTCGGCAACGATATCGTCCTCATTACCAAAGGTAAATCCGAAATCATCTACAAGTTCAGCATCATCTAGTGTAAGGTATTCGTTAGTTGCTATGGTTGCCATTAGTGAAAAGTCCTTCTTGATGATTTGATTGCTTCTAATAGTTCTTCTAAAGATGTTTCTTCTGGTTCTGTTTCTTCTGGTTCTGGTTTTTCTTCACTCACCACTGTTGAATCTTCCGAAGTAATAAAGTAATCCATATTCTTCCAGTAATATTCTAACATATATTCACTTACATTACCTATGGTAACGATATCATCTGAATGAATTAGAAACTCCTGTTCTTCACAGATTTTGGTAAAAACCCAAGGCATAAATGCCACTTGTAGATACGATGAACCTCTCTGGGAAGGTATATAAACTACTTTTAATGGATTAATTACCATATAATCGGTCTGTGTATCATCACCTACCTCTACCACTTCTGCTATAATATCATCACCGTTGTTTAATCGGATAAATTTGACAGATGGTTCTTCACTTACATCATTCATTATCTTCTCTTAGTCTTTGATTTGGATTTTGTAGAGTTTAAACTTGAACTGTTCTTCTGTGTAGGTTTTGAGGCGTTCGAAGAAGTGTTTAAGAGTAAAGTTTTCTTTCTTTTTCCAGCTAAAGTCGTCGGCAATGTCAAAGAGAGTGGCGGATTGTTTGGTGTCATTAACACGGAGGCCCCTACCGATTGACTGTAGATTCCTAATTTTGGACTTACTTGGGGATGCAAATATGATGTTATTGAGTCGCACGATGTTAGTGCCGGTACTGAGAACGCCGATAGAACCAACAATGATAGCATTGGTTTCTTGTTCCATAATCTTTCTAATCTGTTCACGATCCTCAACATCTGTTCCTCCATGTATAAAGAATACTTTTCGACCTTCTTTAACCTTCTTATTTAGCATGTCGTATAAGACGGTGCCATGCTTATCAACATAGTTGAATAGCAGTAGACTATTGCCATCTAAAGAGAGGGTAAGATTACATATGAACTTATTTCTTGCCTTATTGGAAATGATATACTCAATCTCCTGCTGGTAAGTAGCATGTTTCATATACTCACATTCTTCTTCACTATATTTCAATAGCAGACATTTAATGGTGAGTTCCGCAAGTTGCTTCTTATCCATTAGTTCTTTTGAGGTAGTGGCCTTATAGATTTGTCCAAACAAACCAACTAGCACCCATTCATGTGCCTTGGCACCAGATAAGGTACCGGTAACACCAAGTCTATACTGGGCATTGGTACACTTAGTCACAATATCAGATAGGGCTTTTGCTTGTGCCAGATGAACCTCATCACAGATTACATAATCAAACTTTACAAAATACTCCTTAGGCATTCTCTGTAATGACTGCCAAGTGGAGATAATGATTGGATGCTCGGAGTCTTTATCTCTACCTGAATATACTTTCCAACAATACTTGAACATATCTTTACCATTGTTACAAGAATAGTCTTGAAAGTCGGAGAACATTTGTTCAACCAAGGCCGAACGAGGAACGATTAGTAGTCCTCTCTTTCCCTGCCGGAGTAGATACATGCTAATGAGATATAGTAATAGAGATTTACCAGACCCAGTTGGTGACAATACAATACGCCGTTGAGAACGTATCGCATGAACGAAGGAATTAAGTTGGTAGTCACGGGGTGGGTATTTTGGATTAAGTACCTCAACGAACTGATTGGCTTCTTCCAATGAAAAATCGGTGTCATAGGATTCATCTTCATATTCATAAGTATAACCTCTTTTAGTTGCCCATTCCATAACTTGTGGTGCTAGACCACGGTAGATTTGTCTTTTGTTGGTGTCGTAGAGGCGCAAATATCCATCCCAAAGTTTTTGCTTATAGGCCGGAACAAACTGAAATCCAGGTGGGCGGAAGGAGAAGGCATCACGGAGTTCCCATGCTATGCTTTCTTCACAATCAACCCTAATATAGGATTCATCTTTATTGCTAATTCTAATCATTACCCTTTAGGAACCTTCTCACATCAATGACGCCTCTTAAGGCAAAGTTTCTATTATTAAGTTCTCTAATGTTTAGGTCACATTGCTCTACAATGAGGTCCTGTAGTTTCTTCTTCAATAGTATTTTGGTGAGTTCTGGATCGTGCTCCAGTTTAGATTCCTGAGCCGTTCGCATGGTGACTGGTTGACCTTGATACTGGTGCCATCCATACTTTTCCAAAGTTTCCTGTTCCGATTTACCTTCAATCCACTCCCTACGGAGTTCTTTCATGTTTCTATACTTTTCATCTAGGGAAAAGGATACTTGTTTATGATGGGAACGGATACGACAATACTTGGAATGTAAAGAAGAAATCTTTAACAACTCCAAATCAATATCGGTATGGTCAATATTACAATCTTTTTCCCATTCGTCATTCAACTGGTCAAGGGTTACAGGTGGTCGCAAAAACATAGTGTTCCTTTTGTATCATAAATGAATCATAAACCATCTTAATGTATCATAAACAGATCATTATGTCAAGCGTTCTATCTCAAAGATATCGTAACGGAAGGTAAAGTCTGCGGTAGGAATAACATCGGCATCAACCTTGGTATCAAAGTTAATCATACCGATTGAGGTAGGATGACAGTTGTGGAATTTAACACGAATATTAGGATTATTCGCATTTGTATTAATAGTTAGGTAACCATCAAAATATAGAGGTGTCTGAACGTCTCTTAATGTTTTCTTGGCATACTGATCATAAGAAGATGGACGTGTGAGAGATTCCATCCATTTATATGTTTCTTCCCATACACGAAGATTTTCGTCCATAAGTGCTGTAACCGTTAATGGTTCAAATGACATTTTGTCACCATGTCGATATGTATTGGAAAATGGTGTAGGTACCATGACTTCGGAGGTGGTTACAGAAGGTAACTGAACTGTTTGGCAGAAATACTTTAAGAATGGTTTATCAGGAATGATAAACGTAAATTTTGTGCTTTGTAATATTGATGTGTTTTCAGGTGTATTAGATGTAAGGCTTTCAGTGGTCATTTGCGGTTACCTCTTTACAAGGTATTTAGGTCTTGCCAAAAGACACAAAAAAGGCGGGGAATAAATCCCCGCCAGTCTTGCTTATACACTTATAAGTGTGTATAAGTTATTGATTTTATGTGAGGTTACGCACACGGAAAATACGATAGTAGATGTTTGCCTGACCAGCAGTATTGCGGTCACCAACAACACCATCAGCATTTGAAGTTGCGAATGGATTTGCAACCATGCCGTAGCGGGTTTTAAATCCAATCTTTGGCTGGAATGTATCCTGGCCGATAGCACGAACCATCTGTAGTGGAACGTATGGGCAGTAGAATAGACCAGCG